CATACAAAGTCTGAGTTTGCATCAAACTATTTACCCGCATGGATGATCGGTAACAAACCTGATTTAAAAATTATCCAAGCAACAAACAACGCGGAGCTTGCTGTACGTTTCGGTAGGAAAGCAAAAACGCTGATGGAACAGGAAGAGTTTAAAGCAATCTTCAATACTCGTTTGCGTGAAGATTCTAAAGCCGCTGGTAAGTGGGAAACGGATCAAGGTGGTGAATACTATGCCGCGGGTGTTGGAGGAAGTATCACGGGCCGTGGAGCGGATTTATTAATCATTGATGATCCACACTCGGAGCAAGATGCGATGAACATGGCTTCCTATGATAGAGTTTATGAATGGTATACATCAGGTCCTAGACAGCGTCTTCAACCTGGAGGAAGAATTATCGTCGTTATGACAAGATGGTCAGTAGCTGACCTAACAGGTAAATTACAGAAAGCACAAGCAGAACCAAAGGCAGACCAGTGGGAAGTAATCGAGTTTCCTGCGATATTACCTTCCGGAAATCCAGTTTGGCCAGGTTATTGGAAAGTTGAAGAATTAGAAGCGGTAAAAGCATCCGTTAGTATACAAAAATGGAACGCACAATACCAACAAAACCCAACAGCTGCTGAAGGATCAATTATAAAACGTGAGTGGTGGAAGATTTGGAAACCAGATACATTACCTAAATTAATGCATGTAATACAGAGTTATGACACAGCGTTTATGAAGAAAGAAACAGCTGACTTTAGTGCAATAACTACGTGGGGCGTGTTCCAAAAAGACGAGGACAGCGGACCGATGATCATTCTACTTGACGTTGTTAAAGACAGATTTGAGTTTCCAGAACTACGTCGTAAAGCTAAAGAACAGTTTGATTATTGGAATCCCGAAACGGTAATCGTGGAGGCCAAAGCCTCAGGACTGCCTTTAACCTATGAATTAAGAAAAATGGGGATACCAGTTATTAACTTTACACCTAGTCGTGGAAATGATAAACATACAAGAGTAAATGCGGTTGCGCCTTTATTTGAGGCGGGACAAGTCTGGTGTCCAGACCGTAAGTTTACAGATGAAATGATTGAGGAGTGCGCTGCATTCCCACTTGGTGAACACGATGACTTAGTGGACAGTATGACTCAAGCATTAATGAGGTTTAGGCAAGGAGGCTTCGTTGAACATCCAGAAGATTACGAAGACGAACCGACCGAGCCGCAACGAAGGTCGTACTACTAATGTTAAAAAAGTTTTTTGAATTTCTAGAGCAAGTCTTTAAAGGATCGGGAGAAGGTCTTGGTAGTAAGACAGCTAACATGACTGTTGACGATATAATGAAGGTTGCGGACGATTTAAAAATTGATAAAGCAGAAGCAGAAAAAATAGTACAAGCTTTCCTAACAAAGAACGAAGATAAAGTTCTTTCCGAAATTAACACTGGCTTAAAAGATGTTAAATCATTAACGACAACTGATGACGCAGCTCTTCGAGCTGAATACATTGATGGTCCTGCTGCTGATACAATGTCGTTTGAAGAATTTAAATTATCACGAAATAAACCTCAAACTACTACAACTACAACTGCTGATCCACAAAATATTTTATCTGGTGTTGCAGATGAAACTGGTCGCATGTTTGATGAAGCTGGAGAAACGATTGCAGTAGACATGACACCTAATGCAAATTTCTTTGACAACTTTGATGATGTTCAAAAAAGAAATAAGGTGGGCGCATTTGCAACTGATCCAGCAAACATTAGTAACTATGATGAATTAGTAAAAGAAGGTTATTACGTTGGTGGAAGTCTGAAACCGGGACCAAATCACCCTTTCAATAATCCAGCCTCAGTTAGTAAAAACTCTACTTGGCCAAACAACAGAGGATCATCAACTGCTGTCGTCTCAAGAAATATTGCACAGTGGAAACAAGAGTTAATTAGAAACTTAGAAGAAGGTATTATTACTCGTGATGAATACGATGCTATTTATAGAAACGCTGACCCGATCTTTGAAGCACAATACAACAAAGCAAAAGCAAATGATCTTAAAAATGGTTATGTAGAAAATACCTATGAGAATAGAAACGAAGAGTTCTTAATGACTGACTATTGGCCTGGTGAAAACTATGCACCAAAATATATTGATGAGGCTGATATTCCGAGCGGATATCAACTTGAGCCTTCTTCTGAATCTACATTAAAGATTCAAAAACAAATAAACGAAGAAATGATGCAGCCAATAATAGATGATACTAAGATAGTACAAAGTCAGGCTGATGAATTAACTAAATACAAAGCAGCCTATGAGGAAGCTCTGTTGACAGGTGATGTAACGGAAGCTGATAGACTAAGAGAGCTTATGTTAGATGCTAAACAACAAATGGATGAAGGTGTTGGGGTTACTGATATTATCTTTAAGGACGACAAAAGAACATTAAACGCACAGGGCGGAATTATCAAAGGTTTAAAAAATCGTGGCCGATAAAAAATTACCAATGAACCGAAGAACTTTTCTACAGGGTTTGGCAGGTATTATTGCTGCCCCTTTCGTTAAGGGAGCCATTGGATCAAAGATTGCAGCAAAGACAGCCGTTGCAGCTCCAGAGATGGCAGCTTCCGGAATGCCAACTTGGTTTCCATTGTTGGTTAATAAAATTAAAGAACAAGGTAAACAAACTATGTTCGCGGGCTCTAAGAAACAACCTGAGAATATTTGGAAATTAGAAAACAATGAAGGTGTCACCTATACTTTATATGAAGACGCTATAACTGGTAATATGCTAGTGACAACAAGAGGAGATGAGTTACAAGAGGTGGGTTTCGAATATATCCCCGCAACTCAACACAGAAGACCGGATGGAAAATATTTTACAGAAGAAGGAGAATTTTATTCAAACGAATTTCAAAAAGGTGAATTTAATGATTTTGAGAACGGCGGCGTAGGTATTGACGAGTTAAAACTAGGAATTCAGAACATCGAAGATTTTGCAACATCTGGCACAAAACTTTCAACAAAAGAGGCAGAAGATGTTGTTGGTGAGTATATCAAAAGTACTACAAAAATAGATTACGACGGTTATGCAAATGGTGGCCGTGTTGGTTATAACCAAGGCAACATTGTAACTAAAGAAGAGTGGGAAAGACGAGTTAGAGCAATAGCTGAGTGGGAAAGAATTAATAACGCTGTTGAAGCAATGGAACGTATGCGCAATAGTGGGTTTCCAGCGGTTGTTGATCATAAAGATGGTTTGTCAAGCCAGGGCTATTATAATAGTATGGATGATATCTTTTTCGGCGGAATTAACTATAATGACGGCAATAAAAATTTAAACGTGGGAACAGTGATACCGACAGATGGACAACCAAGTTATAACGCTGAGTTCTCATTTCAATTCGCGAACGGCGGTCCAGTAATCAGGCCTCAAGGCTTATTACCCCCGGAGCGCGGACCGATGTATAATGGACTAAGTAATCTTTTTAGGAGAAAATAAAAATGGCTATAGATAGAGAAGACACGCGGACCACGGTAACTATACCTGCGCCAGAGCAAGCTCAGCCAGAGATAGCACTACCCCAACAGCCGATAGAAATAATTGAAGATGCGGAAGGCGGAGCAACTATTGATTTTGATCCTCAAGCTATGGCAGCAGAAGGTGGTCAAGAACACGATGCTAACTTAGCTGATTATTTAGATGATGACCGATTAACTTTAATTGGTAAAGAAATGCAGAACTATTATGAAGACTACAAGGGCTCAAGAAAAGAATGGGAAGACACTTATACAAAAGGTTTAGAACTTTTAGGTTTTAAATACGAGTCTAGAGTAGAACCCTTTCAAGGTGCAAGTGGTGCAACACATCCAGTATTGGCCGAAGCAGTTACACAGTTCCAAGCTTTAGCATACAAAGAATTACTTCCAGCAAACGGTCCGGTTAGAACACAGATAGTCGGTAAACAAACTCCACAGCGCGAGGAGCAGGCAACGCGGGTTAAGGAATACATGAATTATCAAATCATGGTTGAAATGAAAGAGTATGAGCCAGAGTTTGATCAGATGTTATTTAATTTACCTCTTGCAGGATCAACATTTAAAAAAGTTTATTATGATTCAATCTTGGGGCGTTGCGTATCTAAGTTTGTACCAGCAGAAGATTTATTCGTTCCTTACAACGCATCAGCTTTAGAAGACGCTGATACAATTATTCATACGGTTAGAATGACTGGTAACGATTTAAGAAAGTTACAGTTGACAGGGTTTTATTCTGATATTCCTATACAAGAAGGTCCTTATGATCCAGGTGGAATTAAAAAAGAAAAAGATGATCTAGAAGGCGTTGAAGCAAACGCTGACGAAATCTACACTCTTCTTGAGTGTCATACTGATCTTGAAATACCGGGCTTCGAGGATCGCGGACCGGAAGGTGAACCAACAGGTTTAAAAGTTCCATACATCGTGACCGTTGATTTAAACTCAGGTATTGTTCTTGCAATACGCAGAAACTATTCAGCACAAGATCCAACTCGTAAACGTAAAGAATATTTTGTGCATTTCAAATTTCTACCAGGATTGGGCTTTTATGGATTTGGCTTAATTCACATGATCGGTGGTTTATCTAGAACCGCAACTGCCGCGTTGAGACAACTTCTCGATGCCGGTACCTTGTCTAATTTACCAGCCGGATTCAAACAAAGAGGCATTCGCGTCAGAGACGAAGCTCAACCGTTGCAGCCGGGAGAGTTTAGAGATGTTGATGCTCCTGGTGGAAACCTTAAAGATGCATTCATGCCTTTACCATTTAAAGAACCTTCACAAACTTTATTACAATTAATGGGTGTAGTGGTTCAGGGCGCACAGCGTTTTGCAAGTATTGCAGATATGCAAGTGGGTGATGGTAATCAAAGTGCAGCTGTTGGAACGACAGTTGCATTACTAGAACGTGGTTCTAGAGTTATGAGTGCAATTCATAAAAGATTATACCAAGCAATGAAATGTGAGTTTATGTTACTTGCAAATTGTTTTGTAACTTACTTACCACCTGAATATCCATTTGATGTTGTAGGTGGAGAGAGAACTATTTTTGCAAAAGACTTTGATCAACAAGTTGACATTATACCAATTGCAGATCCAAACATCTTTTCACAAACACAAAGAATTAGTATTGCACAAACTCAATTACAAATGGCGATGTCTAATCCTAAGATACATAATTTGTATCAAGCTTATCGTGATATGTATGAAGCATTGGAAGTTAAAAATATTGATGCACTATTACCTCCACCAGATAAACCAAAACCAACTGATCCAGCCACAGAGAACATAATGGCTTTATCAAATAAAAAGTTTCAAGCCTTTCCTGGTCAGGACCATCAAGCACATATGGCAGCCCATCTAAGTTTCATGGGAACAATGATGGTGCGTACAAACCCTCAAGCTTTAATGGCTTTACAAAAAAACTGTATGGAACACATTAGTTTGATGGCAACGGAGCAGACTCAATTAGAATTTAAAGAGGAAATGATGCAAATGAAGCAAATAGGACAACAAATGCAGCAAATAGGAATGCAATCACAACAAAATCCTGCTGCTTTGAAGCAAAATCCTCAGTTTATGCAGTTGCAACAGCAAATTAAGCAAATGACAGAGATGGTTGAAGCTCGAAAAGCTGTTCTAGTGGCCGAAATGACTGCAGAATACCTTGAACAAGAGCAAAAAGTATTAAATCAGATAGATAATGACCCATTATTGCGTCTAAAAGCCGAAGAAAACACA